AAGCCTTTCGACAAAATCGCCGGGTTTCATTTGAACGAAATCTATTCGCCGTGGGTCAAGTTGGAGGAGATGGTTCGCACCTTTCTTTCGGCCAAGGAACACGGTGAAGAGGCCATGAAGACGTTCATCAACACGTCGTTGGGAGAGGTCTTTGAAATCCGGGGCGAGGCTCCGGAATGGGAACGTATTTACAATCGCCGTGAGGACTATCCGATTGGCGTTGTGCCTGAAGGCGGACTGTTTTTAACGGCGGGTGCCGATATTCAGCGCGACCGCATTGAGGTCGAGGTTATCGCCTGGGGACGCAAACGCGAATGTTGGTCTGTAGATTACCGGGTTCTTCTTGGTGATACGGCCAAGGCTGATGTCTGGAACAAGCTGAGCGCCATGCTGGAGGAGCGTTTCCCTCACGCAGGCACAGGGGCGGACATGATTATTGAGCGCATGGCCGTTGATTCCGGTTATGCCACCCAGGAGGTTTACGCCTGGTCACGGACAGCCCCACTGGGAAGGGTCATGCCGATTAAAGGCGTGGATAAAAGCCGCTTTCCAATTCAAGGGCCAACTGATGTCGAGGTCAAAATTGGCAAGCGCAAACGCAAACGTGGAGCCAAGTTGTGGACGGTCTGCGGGCCGGTATTTAAAGCCGAGCTTTATGGCGATTTGCGCAAGGATCCGCCGGAAGAAGATCAAGAATTTCCACCGGGCTACTGCCATTTTCCGCAGTATGACCCGGAGTATTTCAAGCAACTGACTGCCGAGCAGGCCGTCACCCGGGTCAAGAAAAACGGCTTTGCCACCATCGAGTGGCAGAAAACCCGTGAGCGCAACGAGGCTCTGGATTGCCGGGTCTATGCCCGTGCGGCGGCTGAATATGATTTGGTGCGACTGACAGAACGCGTGGCCCGTAACAAGGAACGCAAGCTGGAGGAAAGTGCACGAGACGAAAGCAAAAATATCGCGGCGGAAATTAAATCCTCACCGCCTCTAGAGGAAGAAAGCTCCGTCGCATCACGCTGGGCGGAACCGATTTTGTCCGAAGACCCTTGGCTTTAAATGGTGATCTACTGAATGACCGATTTAACCACATTGGAAACCCGCCTCTCACAAGCTGAGGCGGCGCTCCATCTTCTTGCAACGGGCAGCCAACGCCAAACTGTCGATATTGGCATGGGAGGTCGTGTTGCTTACACGGCGGCCAATGTGGTCGATCTGCGGCTTTATATCGCCGATCTCAAATCTCAAATTGCCAAACTAAAAGGGCTGTCCAGGCGGGCTCCTATCTATGTGGAATTTTAAATGCTCCAACGCATCCGATCATTCATCTCGCGGCCAAAGGCCGAGGCGGGAGCCCATCATGGCGCTTCAACGTCAGAACGCGAGACCGCATCTTGGATGCCTTCGTTTGGCTCTGCAGACACGGACCTGCTTGATGATCTTCCGATGCTTCGAGCGCGCAATCGCGATCTGGCCATTAATAACGGCATTGCTTCTGGTGCAATCCAGACCATCACCGACAATGTGGTCGGCACGGGGTTTCGGCTGTCGTCCAAGCCTGATTATCGCGCACTTGGCCGAGACAAGGTTTGGGCCGACGAATGGAGTAATCAGATTGAGGCCTTGTGGCGAACCTGGGCTGACGGAACCGACTGCGATGCCGGTCAGACCCTTAATTTTGCCGGTCTCACCCAGTTGGTCTTTCGGTCGGGGCTGTTGAACGGCGAAGCTTTGGCCTTGCCTTTGTGGCTGCCGGGTAAAGGCGCGTTCTCAACGCGTCTTCAGGTTATTGAAGCCGACCGGCTGTCGACACCGTCACATAAAAGTGATGGAAAAGGAATGCGCGCCGGTATCGAAGTCGATGCCTACGGAGCGCCACAGGCCTATTGGATTAGAAAGAGCCATCCCGGTGATCACTTCGCCTGGATGGCCACTGCCGATGATTGGCAGCGTGTACCCGCTTTCACCCCATGGGGCCGTCACCGGGTTATTCATGTTCATGATAAGGAACGCACCGGCCAAAGCCGGGGGAAGCCGCTTTTCTCAGCGGTGATGAAGCAGTTTCGCATGCTGGACAAGTACCAGAGCAGTGAACTGCAGGCTGCGGTTATCAACGCCATGATTGCGGCCTTCATTGAAACGCCGATGGATCAGGACAGCATTGTCGAAATGTTTGGCGGTGACACCGAGCAATATATGCAGGATCGCAACGCCTATATCAAAAACCGTGTCCGTCTTAAGGGTGGAGCGGTGATGCCACTTTTCCCGGGCGACAAGCTGTCGTCATTTGCACCATCGCGACCGGCGGACGGGTTCGCTCCCTTTGTTGAGGCGATGTCTCGTCATGTGGCGGCGGCATTGCATATGCCCTACGAGCTTCTGCTTAAGGATTTTAGCAAGACCAACTACTCCAGTGCCCGCGCAGCCCTGTTGGAAGCCTGGCGTTTTTTCAATGGTCGTCGGCAATGGCTGTCGGCCCAATGGATGCAGCCAGTCTATGAGCTTTGGCTTGAAGAGGTGGTTGAAGCCGGGCTGATTGATGCTCCGAATTATTACGAATTCCGCCGTGCCTATTCCCGGTCGCGCTGGATTGGATCCGGGCGGGGTTGGGTTGACCCTGTCAAGGAAGCCAAGGCCGCTCAGACCCGCATGGATATCGGCGTTTCTACTTTAGAAAATGAATGCGCAGAACAGGGCCTCGACTGGGAAGAGGTTCTGGAACAACGGGCACGAGAGCGTGAACGCATGCGCGATCTTGGTCTTCTTGATGCTGCAGACATCGTATCCAGTCAGCCGTTTGTTGAAGAAACATCCGTGCGGGGGGCTGATAACCATGAGGAACCAAAACCATGAAGTATCCCCGTCTGTGGTCGCGGCTCTATAACACGCCGCTGGCCATTGGGTTTGACAAGCTGCGGGTCATTGAAGGGGTGTTTAGGGCGCATCAAGATGTGTCGCACCATGATGTAGCCCAAGCCACATTAACCCAACCGTCATCCAAGGGGCGTTCATCCTATTCGGTCTCCGGTGGCGGTGTCGCCGTCATTCCTGTGCAAGGCACTCTGGTCCAGCGCTCCAGCGGTCTGGATGCCGAAAGTGGTTTGACCAGCTATGCCCGCATTGGCGCGCAGATGCGCGAAGCCATTGCAGACACTCAGGTCCGCGCCATCTTGATGGAAATCGATAGTCCGGGTGGTGAAGTCGCGGGTCTCTTTGATCTGGCCGACGCCATTTACCAGGCGCGAAGCATTAAGCCGGTTTGGGCCATCGCCAACGAGAACGCCTATTCGGCAGCTTACGCCATTGCCAGCGCTGCCGAACGCCTCACGCTGCCACGCTCTGCCGGTGTTGGTTCCATTGGCGTGGTTGCCATGCACATGGACCAAAGTGCCAAGGATGCCAAGCAGGGTTATGTCTACACACCCGTTTTTGCAGGTGATCGCAAGATCGATGGAAGCGAGCATTTTCCGCTGACAGCTGAGGCTAAGTCATCTCTCCAGTCAGAGGTGGATCGGCTCTATGGCTTGTTCGTCTCAACGGTGGCCCGCAATCGAAACATTGATGCAAATGTTGTCCGCGCAACTGAGGCGGGTTGGCTCAATCCTGAGCAGGCCGTTGCCGCTGGCTTTGCCGATGGCATTGCGACCTTTGCTGAAACTTTATCGGAATTAGAGCGACGGGCGGCCCCGTCGGTAACAACAACAGGTGTGCGGGCCGCTGCGCATCATGTCTCAACCATAAGGAAAAGACAGATGGATGATCACCAAGACACGGCACTTGACGCCACCCATGAAAGCTCTGGCGTAAAGGGGCATGCGCAATCGCCTGACGTAACTTCGATTGATATTGATGCTTTGAAGGCGGAAGGCCAAATGGCGGAGCGCAATCGCATTGCAGCCATTTTGAATGCAACTGAAGCAGAAGGCCGCACTGATTTGGCGCGGTCTCTTGCGTTGGAAACCGACCTGGATGCGGCGAGCGCCATCAAGGTTCTGTCCTCGGCACCGGAGCAACCGAAAACGGGCGGTCTGCTGAATGCTGCCATGGCGAACGTCGCCAATCCGGTTGTTGGAGCCGATGCCCCGGAAGATGAGGAAGATACAGCCGTCGAGGCCATGACGGCTCGCGCGCTTTCGACCCTCGGCCATAACCTCAAG